TTTTCGTTGACTTGTGGAAATGTCACTATTAGGTTGCGGGCTCTGCAGCGGAAACGAGGCATATTTATGGTTGCGTTCACGTGATGGGTCAAATAGGGAGAGAAGTGGTAATATTATCTTCTCTCCCTATAGCAGTTTGACCATTTGACCATGCGGGGTTATAAATACCCCTCATCCCCCGCCCTTCGGTGAGGCATTTTTTGTCTACAAAAAATGGCTTTCCGATCGCGCTATGGCCGCTTTTCTCGCCGCCGCACAGGCCGCTTTTCCCGTCGTCGCGGGCGGGGTTCGTACCCACGTAGGTGGGGTAGAAGCGCACGTCGCTCCTATCGTGGTCGTCGTCCGCGTATGACCCCTCGGCGAGTCCGAAACATTGCCGCCAGGAAGAAGAATGATACGATTTTTGGTGCGACTCAGAATGATGTCCAGAGTGAGGGCACTGTTACACTTGTGGCCGGAACGAATTACTACATGTGGTGCCCTACTTGGCGCCAGCGTCGCCCTGCCTCCACCGATGAGCATGTTCGCGCCAATCAAGAAGTTTTCATGCGAGGCATTAAGGACCGAGTTATGGTGTCTGCGGCATTTTCTCTTGTGCACAGACGTGTGTGTTTTTGGTCACATGAGCGAATTGATGACGCAAGGCCCTTCACTTTTGAGGACCCTGACGTCATTGATGGGACCCCTTATCAGAGACGCAATCTCGTTGCGTTGTATCCGAATTTAGATGAGGAGTTGTTTGAGATGCTCTTTAAGGGTACCGTTAACCGAGATTATTCGGAGAATTCTCGGTGGGACACTCCTCTTGACAACAAACGTGTCAAGGTTGTTTACGATAAACAATATACTGTGACCCCTAACTACCAGCCTGGCGATGGGGCTCAGTTCGGCAAAACGACTACTCGCAAGTTTTGGCATCCTATCAATCGGACGATTATGTACGACGATGATGAAGAAGGTGCCGATGTCAATGGGTCCGGCTGGTCTGCTCGGACCCCTGAGAGTCTCGGAAATTACTATGTGATGGATATATTTTCTACCGGTCAAGCTATTGATGGATCTACTGATGCTGTGGGGTCATTTATGCCTGAATCAACAACCTATTGGCATGAGTCTAGCTAGTTACTTCACAAATTGGATCTGTCACATTTATTATGAAACAATTCTGAACCAGCCAGTCGTAGTCAACCCCCTTTTCGTATAGTGGGTCATTGTTCATGCACATGATCGATGGTTTCCCCCAATGGATTGTTCGCTTCTTTCGGTATTTGTCCGTGATGACGAATTGTTTCTGGGCGCCTAGCCATCCCTTGTAAGAGTGAAAGAATTCGAATCCTCCCTGGAGGTCGTCGAAGACGGCGTATTGACAACTGTCGGAGAATTCATCCATGTTGAATTGTAAATTGAAGTAGGCATGTTCTCCGAGTCCTCTGGCGTAGAGGGTCTTTCCCGTTCTGGTAGGTCCCCATAGAATGAGCGATTTAACTCTAGATTACGTTAGCACGTGAGGCCAGCCGTAGAGGGAGGGGTAGGGGCCCCCCCGAATACCGGAGGCTGGCTAGCAGATTGCGCCAACACCCCAAGCAGGAATCATTATGGCTGGTGTCGCCGCAGAGCGACGCATACGTACCTCTCGGGTCTACAGTGCCCAATGGCTGCCTGATTCTCCCACTCGGAGATGTCAGGATAGCGTTCTCTCGCCACAGTGTAATTCGGGGACGTGTACGGCGGCTTCTCCTCGGGGTAGTAAAGATTGGCGTATTCGAGTATTCGCTGATTGGATAACAACCAATCTCTTGGAGCCTTGTCACGTACTGCTGACAGAAATGATTCTTTGTCATCGCAGCTGATGATATCATGCCATTTATTCTGATCAGCTCCCTCACGTGATGAAGGCGTTGTTGGTGGTTCGCCGTGCTCAAGTCGTATGTCTCCATCCTTCCCGACATAATCGAAGACCTTGTGTGGAGTTCGACGAATTGATTTAATATTTCCGTGAGCTCCGAAGTAGTCGAACGCAGTTGCTGAGTTGATACTGACAATCTTGTCGAAGCCAATATAAACGTGGTAATGGATTCCTCCATCCTCATGGCGCTCACGTCCGAGTCGTAGGCATACAGGATTCCCAAAATCCTGTTGGACACGTTCAAGGAAAGGAGTTCCAGCGTCGAATTGTCGTTGGGCATTTTCGTTGACTTGTGGAAATGTCACTATTAGGTTGCGGGCTCTGCAGCGGAAAC